TAGAAGAAGATGAAAAGCAGAAGTATATCAATATGGGATATAAGATTGCTACTCTCAAAGATGGCAAATTAATATATGAAAAAACAGAAAATGGACAAGATAAGAGAATAGCAGAACTTGAAAAAGAAAATAGAGAACTAAAAAAAGAACTAGAAAAGTTAAAGAAGAGCAATAAAGGAGAGGGTAAATAATTCTCTCCTGTTCCTTTATAAGGAAGTGAGAATTATGTATGCAGATTATAAAGATTATGTAAATATGTTTGGTATAAATGAAGATATAAATGAGCAAATTATGAGATTGTTAGAAGAAGCATCTGACCAAATTGATAGGTTAACATATGGAAGGATAAGGCGTAAAAGATTTGAAAACCTAACAGAATTTCAACAAGAAATGATTAAGAAAGCAGTATGCTATCAAGCTAAATTTTTAGCTGATTATGGAGAGTATATAAGCTCCCCATTAAGTGGATTTAGTATTGGAGATGTAAGCTTATCATTTAGTGATGAGAATCAAGGGGCAGGTGGAATTATAGCAGATAAAAGAGCATTAGATTATCTTGCGCAAACTGGTCTTACTGTTAGGAGGTTATAATATGAAACTTCCTTTCCCCGATTGGTGTTTGGTTACACCTATTAAAGTTTTTGTAGAAGAAGAAACAGAGGATGGAGTTGAAGAAAAGCTAATATTTGATGGTAGGTGCAATTACAGTGAAAAGACCAAGACCACATTAAATGAGCAAAGACAAGTAGTTGAATTGACAGGAAAAGTTCTTATTAAAGGAGATATATACTCAGAAAAACCTATTAAAGGCTATGTAGAAATAAATAATGAAAAAAGAACTATTTATAGATCTAGAAAGTTAAGAAATCCTGATGGGTCAATATATTCTACAGAATTGGATCTGATGTGATATGAAGATTAAGGTTAGTCTAAAGTTAAATCAAGCTGCTATCAAGAAAATAGAAGAAGGTATGATTAAGGCTTTACCTTACACAATGGAAGCAATGAAAACAGAAATAAACAATATGCAAGTGGTACCAAAAGAAACTGGCAACCTTGAAGAATCAGCAAAGACAGGAGTAGAAAATGGTAAAGGCTATATCAGTTACAATACTCCTTATGCTCGCAGGCTATACTACCATCCAGAATACAACTTTAGAAAAGATAAAAACCCAAATGCACAAGGGAGATGGATGGATAGTTTTATTCATGGTCCAAAGAAAGAATGGCTAACTAAAACATATGGAGAGTTTCTGAAACAGTTATCTGGTGGTGTAATTAAATGATTACAATAAGCGATTTTAAAGACTGGATCAAAACAAAAATTGATTGCCCAAACTGGTTTGTTGGAGGATTAAGGACCACAGATGAAAAAGCTATAGTAATATACAATGGCCAAGCTTTTATTAATCCTATGGCCATTGGAGGGCCTCAAAATAGCTCTTATAAGGGTAAGGGTATACGAATGCTCATTCACTGGAATAAAAACGTCAGAGAGACCGAAATAAAGGCTCAGGAAGTATATAATACTCTACATGGAGTGACTAATGTAATTATTGCAGGTAAGAGAGTAATTCAATTTAATATGAGGGATCCAGAGCCAGTCTACTTAGGTGTAGATGATTCTGGGATATATGAGTATGTTATTGATTTAGAGATTATACATGAAAGGTAGGTAATGGATTATGGCTGGAACTAACTTAGGTGTATATCCTGTATTTAATATCAAGTTTAAAATTGGCATTAATGGTAGGGAAAGCACAGAAGAAGATATGGTAATTATAAAAGATATGGAAACCTTCTCCCCATCTATTGATGGTAATGTAGAGGAATGGACACCAATGGATACAGAGGGCTGGGTAAGACGTTTAATGACAGGTAAAGGATTTACTATATCTTTAAGCGGGAAAAGGCATGTAGGCGATCCTGGTAATGATTATATAGCAGAAATGGCCTGGAAGAGTGGATTAGATTGCTCTACAAAGGCAGCAATAGAGTTTCCAGATGGGGACAAGTTAGAGTTTGATTGTATTGTGAACGTAACTACTCCTTTTGGAGGAGACAGTACAAATGTATCAACATTGGAGTTTGAACTGCAATCTGACGGTAAACCTAATTATGTTTCTGCAGTATAGGAGGGGTAGACTATGAGTAAAGCAATAGATATATCTGCTAAACTAACAAATGAGCGACCTAAATTAAAACTAGCAGAAGATAAAGTATATGAAATAGATGATAGAAAAAATACTATTCTAAAGATGTATCAGAAAATGCAAGACGCTAATATAGATAGTATTGAATTTCTTGATGAAACAATAAAGATGCTATTAGGGGAAAAAGCAGCTAAAGAAATAGATGAAATGAATCTATCAATAAAAGATTATCAAACAATTGTGATTGCAATTATGGCAGCAATACAAGAGATAACCTTTGAAGATGCAGAAAAATTGTTTCGTCAGTCGGCAGGCCTATAATGGGCAAGGAAAAGAAATATGGTTTGATTTATTTGAAGATTGGGGGCTTATAGAAGCCTCCTTTGCTACTCAATATGGTATTAGATTGAGAAATGAACCTGATATGTCATGGGGAGAATTTACAACATTATTAAGCGGTCTAAACTCTAAAACTCCTCTAGGGCAAATTATTACAATTAGAAGTGAGAATGATAAAGAAATCTTAAAGCATTACACCCCAGAACAGCATAGAATCAGAAATGAATGGAGAAGCAGGAAATTTAGAAACATAGGTACATTTGATAAGAAAGAAGCAGAAAGGCAAATAAAAGTATTCCAGGAAATAATGAGAAAAGCTTTTGGGAGTTAGCCCTTGTTAGCTGTTGAAATATTTGGTACCATATAAGTACAAAATATTGCTAATAAGGGGTGATATTATGGGAGTATATGGGTCTCCTGATTTATCAAACCAACAAGAGGAGAAGCCTTTAAAGCTAAAAAAACCATTTTATAAGAGATGGTGGTTTATTGCTTTAGTAATAATTGTTATTATAGGCATAATTGGATCAGGTGGAGAAGAAAAAGATACTCCAAAGAAGGTTGATGTAGAATCTACACAAACTACATTAAATACCGAAGAAGAAACAACAGAAATAGAAGGATCTAAGCAAGAGTTTTTTTACATGGGAGATGTAGTTGAAACTAGCAAGGTAAAAGCAATTATTACTGGGGCAGAAAGATCAGAAGGTAGTGATTTTAATAAGCCAGCAGATGGCCATGAGTTTATTATTGTAAATATGACAATAGAGAATATATCTGATGAAGAGATTAATGTAAGTTCATTATTAAGTTTTGATGCTTATGTAGATGATGTTGTGCTTAACGAGAATTTTGGGGCAATGATGGAAGCTGGGCAAACAATGGATGGTACTATAGCGCCTGGGAAAAAATTAGTAGGCTCTTTGGGTTATGAGGTACCTAAGGATTGGAAGACATTAGAAATACATTTCGAACCTGATGTATGGGATGATGTAAAAATAAAATGGATTATAAATAATGAATAGATAAAATAAAAGCACTTACTTATGAAGTAAGTGCTTTTATTTTGCCAAAAGGTGGTGAGTTTATGGCAGAAAACACAAGTGTAGGTTCTATACAATTGGATGTAGAAATTAACCAGAATTCACTAAACACAGAAATGAATAAGCTTGCTAGTGCTATTAATGGTAGTTTCAAGAATATGTTTGAAGGATTTGCAAGGCAAACAAGTAATTTTATAAGGAAATCAATAAGTGGAATGTTTAGTGGGTTTAGAAAAGTAGGGCAAGCAAGTGAAGAATCTAGCAACAAAGCAAGTAAAAGTATAAGCAAAATGAATGCTGAATATGAAAAAACACAGCAAAAAATTAATGAAATAAGGAATGAATTAGCAAAACTATTCGCAGAGCAGGATGCAATAATAAGAAATTATCAAGGTATGCCGCCTCTTACTGGAATGACTAAAGATGAATCATTGGAATACTATTTAAAATCAGATCCTAAATTTAATGAATTATCAGCCCAGATTGATAAACTAGAAACCAAATTAGGTCCATTAGTAGAAAAAAATAGACAATTAGCTGAAGAAATGAGTAAAGTAGGAAACGAATCTAAAAACATAAGCAATCAAATGAGCAATATGGGAAATTCAGCCAAGAAGGCAACAAAGAGCATATTAGGTTTAACGCTATTTAAAAGAATATTCAACAGAGAAGTTAAGAGAGCTACGCAAACCACATCAAACTTTGGAAGAACTCTTAATCGAGTATCGAAAATAATAGTAAGAAATTTAATTGTATACGGATTAATTATTAAAGGTATCAGAGGAATGATTAGCTATACATGGAGTGCATTGAAAACAAATGAGCAATTCTTACATTCTTTAAACATAATTAAAACCAATTTAAGAGTAGCCTTTCAGCCTATTTACGATTATATTCTACCTGCAATAAACGCTCTTATGAAAGCAATAGCAACGGTAACGACATATGTAGCAAGTGCAATATCGGCTCTATTTGGGAAAACATACAAACAATCCTTTGGAGCAGCCAAAAATTTGGATAATGCTAGAAAAGCTATGGAAGGATATGGAGCAGCAGCGAAGAAAGCTGGAAAAGATGCACGAGGAGCTATAATGAGCTTTGATGAAGTTCATCAATTAGACATAGAAGATGATATAGACGGTGGAGGCGGCGGAGCAGAAAGCTTTGAAATGGTTATGCCAGATACCTCTACTATTGATTTATCTGGTCTTGAACGATTTAAAGAAAAGTTGCAGCCCACAATAGATTCATTAAAAAATCTAAAACTAGCATTAGAGCCACTAAAAGACTTTACAGTAAAGGGGTTAAAAGACTTTTATAATAATTTCCTTGTACCAGTAGGACAATGGACATTTGGAGAAGGACTTCCACGCTTTATAGATGCTTTAGCAAATGGTTTAATGGCTATAAATTGGCAACCTATCAATGATGGTTTAAACAAATTATGGGAAGCATTGACACCTTTTGCTATCAATGTAGGGGAAGGTCTATTGTGGTTCTGGGAGAATGTACTGGTACCACTAGGTACTTGGACTATGAATGAGGTCGTTCCGATATTTTTAGATATATTAGGAGAAGCTATAGATGGATTAAACAAGATAATTGAAGTGTTAAAGCCTTTAGGTAGTTGGCTATGGGAAAATTTTCTTAAACCATTAGCAGAATGGACAGGTGGAGCTATAGTTGATATATTAAATGGAATAGCATATGCTTTTAGTGAGATAGCCGATTATATAGATGGCATACAGGATGTTATTGCAAGTTCTGATAGCTTTTTAGATGCACTTGTAAATGTAGGAGTATATCTTGTAGAAGGTCTATTTAAAGGTATAATAAGTGCATTAGCAGGAATAGGTAGTTGGTTATGGGATAATCTTGTAAGGCCTATTGTAGATGGTGTAAAGAATTTGTTTGGAATACAATCTCCATCCACAGTATTTATAGAGATGGGGGAACAACTAATCGAGGGCTTATTTGTAGGTATTAGTAATACATGGAATAAGATAGTAGATTTCTTCATTGAAAAGCTAGATGTTCTAAAGAATCTTTTTACTGAAACATGGGAAAGCATAAAGGAAACAGCTACAGAAATCTGGAACAGCCTAAAAGAAAGTGTTACAGAAATATGGACTTCAATCAGTGAGTTTATTAGCAATACATGGGATACCATAAGAGAAAAAACATCAGAGACTTGGAATAGTATCAAGTCTTTTTTAATTGACACAATCTGGACTCCAATTAAAAGCATGGCAAAGACTATATGGGAAGATATAAAGAAAAACATACTAGAGCCAATCAACCAAGCATGGAGTGACTTAAAATCTATATGGAATAAGATTAAGAAATATATACTAGATAAATGGAATGAAATAAAAACAGGAATATCTAGTATGAAGGATAACCTTGTTAATGCAATTAAGGAGCCTTTTAACATTGCAAAGAATTGGATAGATGGAATTATAAGAGATGCTAGAAATTGGGGTAGAAACTTAATTAGCAATTTTGTTGATGGGATTAAATCCATGGTTGGTAAAGTTAAAGATGCAGTTAGTGGTGTAGTGAGTGGTGTTAAGGACTTCCTTGGATTTAGCTCACCTACTAAA